GTGATCGCTGCGCTTGATCCAGACCGCACGAGGACACATAAGCAAGTAGTCATAGAAGCACGCACCGCCTTCGCCGCGATCCTCGACCGACTGCAAGCGCTGGAAGCTGAGAACGGCAAACTGTGGGCGTTTGTGCGTAGTATACGCGATAAAGATGAAGATTCCATTGAAGGATATGGGGCGGACGGGTTAGTTTATGAGTGGCAACGGAAAGCCCGCGCCCTGTTAGCAGTAGACGAAAGCGAGGCGAAATCGTGAACGAGGAAGAACGCATTACCGCAGCAACCGAAACTATCAAGCATACAGCGGAACTATTAGGCTTGAAGCTTGAAGATTATTTCGTGTCGTCTCTAGCCCACATGACAGTAAAGCGCGAGATGGCGGCTGAATATATCAAAGGGTTGCAGGATGAGAACGCCGCCCTACGCGCCTTCGTCGGCATACCGGACGGCGTGACCGTCTCCAGCGTTGAGGACATCATGGCGTTGCCGGTGACGTTTGGGCTGCCGATTGAGACGCTACTTAAGGCAGCGGCACGAAGCACGAAACCAGTGTTTAGGATTGTAGATAGCGAGGATGCCTAACATGCCCTTGAACCTTGAAGCCGGATTACGCCAACCGATTGAGGAGCTAATTGCACAAGGATTCACTGCCCCCTGGGTGGTCATATGCAACCGACTCGCCTACGCCCCCGGTGAATACGACAGCGAACTAGGCAAGGTCATTGTGCATAGTAATATCTTCTATGTACCAATGGATGATTTAACCGTGACTACGTTGGAATCGTGGCAAGCGTTTGAAGCCGATCAGCAGAACGAATCAAAAAGCCCCGACACCTAGCCGGGGCTTCGTACTGTTGGGATCAATCCAACACTAGCCGACTAACAACGCCTGCTTCTCATCCGGCTTAGCAATTTGCTTAACGACAGCAGACCCGGCCCCCGCGAGAAAATCAATCCCGTTCGCAATGCCGCCGATAATCACGCCGGTGACAACCTGCTCAGCCAGGAGCGAGGCACCTAAGCCGGGTATCAGGTTGGTACTCGGAAACAAGAACACCACGCCGAGCGCACCCAGCACCAACGATATAAGCAGGATCAACGCGCCTTTACGGTCGTCTGACCAGGGCAAATCATTGATAAATGCCCTCTTGGTCGTTTCAGTCAGGCGATTGATAAACCCACTCAGCAGAATCACGGTCAAGTTATCCATTTTCTCAGACTCCTATAGATTGAACTTCTAAAATCCGATCAATGAACGCTAAGCGCTCTGTACACATATCGATTTCGGCTTGATGCTTTTTAATCTCAAATTGCAACTGTCCGCGCCACTGGTCGAGCATCCCGATTTGACTTGCCGTTAAATCGCGTGACGTTGGCATTTGCGGCGTTTTTGGAGTGTTTGGAATGCTTTCATGTGTGGTAGTAGCCAACACCTCCGGCGCGTTCGTCTGTGGCGCTTCTGGTAAGGCTGGCAGGGGTTTTGTATCCGCTGTTAGGTCGTCAACCTTGACCGCTTCCATTTCCATCGTCTGACGTAGGCTCACAAGGTCTACTTTGATGCACCCTACCCCACTAAAGGCGCGGTACTTGACCTTAAGCCACGTTTCACCATCTACCATCAGTCTATCGACCACTTCTACGATTGCGTTATCGGGTATCGTGCCGAGTCGCCTATCACCGATGCTAGGTGCAACATAGGCCGTGACGATCTTCCCCGGCGCATTAAGTCGGTATAGTTTACCAAATTGAATATCTCTTGCCAGCATATCGAGTTCTCCGGCTTGTGCAGCCCGTTTAAGTTCTTTTTTGTATGCGTCGTCATTCTCATAATCGAACGCAGCCCAACCGCCGCTATTGCCTTCCTGGAACACGTTTAAGCCGACTAGGACGCCACTCTTGATATACGGGCTTAGGTCGTGCTGTACCTGCGAGATTTGCCACGCGGCATACTCGCCGCCCCCTACCCCACGCGACTTATAACCACTAGCCGCGCCGTTCGTTTTATCAAATCCAAACTCACTAGCGATAACCCGCAGCGGTTTAATCTCAAGTGTCTCGCAGAGTTTGACATAACTTTCGAGGTGTTGGGTTATATCATCCGGCCCATAGAGGTGCATACCCATGTAAAACAATTCAGGGTAGAGCGCTGCGAGTTTGAGAATCCCCCCATAACGCGCGTCCATCATGTCGCCAAAGATGCGCGGCTGTCGATCACCCCAATTAAACAGGAGCGATTTAGTTTTGCTGTTGACCGCTAACGGGATGTACTCAAGGAACCAACTAATAAGCCGGTCTATGGTCGCGTCGTCTGCGAATCCGTCCGGTTCATTGAAAACATTTAAAATAACGTTGGATATGTGCCCCAAAAAGCCATAGTCTTTAATGTAATCCTCAGGGCTTGCCACGTAGTGCCGGTTATCGTTTGGGCCGGTGGGCTTCAAGTGAAACCCGCCGTCAAGTGCGTGGTGAATACGTGCGACAACCATTGAGTCGGGGAACGAAGCGGCGTAGTCCTGTATATAACTGGTATGCTCTTTTTTATCGACATACGCCAGCAAATAAGCCGGGTTAACCTCGTGCCAATAGTCCGCATGAGCGTTGTAGGATTTTAGGTATCTCAGGGCGCTATTCGGCCCTATGATCGACTGCACTTTATTTCCCTATCACCACATGCACCAACCGCGTGAGGAAGTCGATCCCCGGCGGCGTATTTAACCCCAAAATACCCAACACGCTAAAGCCTAGCGCATACAGCCCCCACCGGTAAACCTTATTGCTCCAAACGTTCATCGCTGCCTTGACAATAAACGCCTCAAACGCTTTACGGCGCACAATGTAATCGTCGTGGAGGTCGAGCTTAGTTTCCATCGTGTCGAGCCGTGTAGCCACTTCCGCGAACTTGCTGTTGATGTTCTGCCCTAGTCCCTCAATGGCAGTGAACACGCTCTTACGGTTCGTCTCCGTCAGACTGCCATGAATATCCATGTGTATCTGTTCGGTTTTGCTCGTTAACGTCTCCAATTTTTCACGCAAACTCTCTAACTCAACGTCCTGCGTTTCGATGCGCTTGCTCAAGTCGCTAATTCGCCGCGCGTCTGATTCGCGCTCTGTCTCGGTACGGGTAACACGTTGGCTAATGCCGGTCATAGCTAACTCTAACTTCTCAGCCGTTTGTTGGAAGCTGCGCGAGGCGTCTTTAAAATCCTGGAAGGAGTTGCGTTGATCCTTGTCAATCCCGCTAACCAGTGTCCGCACGTTCTCCATGCGGGTATCGACGGCCGTGTTAATCATGCGTACAAGCGTGTCATTCGAGACGACATCTTGCAGCACGGTACGCAATACGCTCTCTAAGGTGCGCCGTGTTACGAGTTCATCGGTTATTACTGGATCAGGTAGCATAGACGCCCCTGTGAAATGTTGAGCCGTTTAGGAGTAACATAGAACTAGCCTCCGTCATTCAGGTGACGTTCAGGTTAGGCAGGCGGGGCAGCTTTCAACCTGCCCCTATGCCGCTTCTTTAGAGGTGATTATAGAACACTTGTGCTACAAGGTCAAGTTAGGCGGGTAGCGAGTGGGGGCAAAATTTGATATAATTGTTCTAAGTGATGGATAAGAACAAGGCTTGCGTATGGCTCAGAAAATCTCCGGTATTTATGTCATTCTGAACACCAAAAACGGCAAGGTGTATATTGGGCAGGCGCAAGATTTTGGTAAGAGGCGGAATGAGCATATATATAAACTTACCAATAACACCCATACAAATCGACATCTGCAATCTGCATGGAATAAATACGGCGCTAATGCGTTTAAGTTCCAAAAACTAGAATACTGCGAAATTGAGCAACTAGACGAGCGCGAACAACACCATATTAATATTTATATGGCAAAAGGAATGTGCTACAACATCGTCAAGAATGTTACATCGCCTGGGCGCGGTTTATCACCTAGTGAAGAAACGCGGCGTAAAATGAGTCAATCTCAAAAGAATATCAGCAGAGATATAATACTTAAGAGATCCGAATCAAATAGAGGGAAAAAAAGAAGCGATGAGCAACGCCATAGAATGAGTGAGGCTGCAAAAAAAAGGCCACCTCATTCACCGTCCGCAGAGGCGCGTCGCAAGTCAAGCGAGGCGAACAGAGGTAGAATTGTTACCGCAGAAACACGCCGCAAGATAAGTGAAGCAAGTAGAGGTCGTGTTTATAGTGATGAACAACGCCAAAAAATGAGCGAATCTAGGAAAGGGCGTGTCGTCACATCCGAAACACGCCAGAAAATGAGCGAATCGCTAAAAGGTCGAGTTGTAAGTGAAGAAACGCGGCGAAAGATAGGTAAATCAAATAGGGGAAAATCACCCACTGATGAAATGCGGCGAAAGATGAGCGAGTCTGCCAAAAATCGCCCGGTTATAAGTGACGAAACACGCCGAAAACTTAGCGAAGCATCAAAACGCAACAACGCCCGCCGCCGCGCCCAACGTGAATTAGATGCTGCCAACGCGACGGAGCAATGCGGGGAGGTCTAGAGATATTATGGCAAAGATCATTCATACAAGCGATAAAATCGCACTAAGCAAAATTGATATGGCTACACTTCACGCCATAGCCGAACGCGACGGGCTAACAGAAATCCCTGATTACGCCATATTTGTGATTAATCCCCAGATCTACGACGAAGCTTTAGAAAAGACAACAAAGGATGTAATCAAGCGCATTTTAGAAATGTCGCCGGATGAAATAAGTCAATTACACCCCGCTATGAGAAAAGAGATAGAGCGACTACAGAGCAAATACAGAGCAAATCTAAATGACTGACGATCAAGAGCGCGAAATTGAGCGCAGGATAGCCGTACCAGTGAGGTTACTATGAAACTCCGACTCATCCGGTTTGCTGATTGGTTCGATGATCACATACTGGAACACCGTTTCCCCTGGATATGCACAAGGATAGCCCAATCTGAATGGTGGGGCGAACACGACCGCTAAGCCCCGCCCTACCCCTGATTCTCTAAGTACATACTACAAATATCAATTGCCACCGCCAGCGCCGTAGCGTTATTACCACGCTACCGTATTAGCCGCAACACGCCCGTTCAAGCGTACTGCTGGCACGGCGGTTCCAGTCGTCCAGGTTGCCGCGATAATGTCTAAGGTTGACGGGTTATAGCTGCCTGCCGCGCCGTTCTTCGTCTTATATTGCGGAAGTGCCATGCCGCCGTTACCCGCTGCCTGCGTACCAACTCCAAACGCATTTGAACCGCCGTCATTCTGGATAAAGAGCCAATATGCCCCCGGCGGAAGGTAAGTAGGAGGTGACGCCGCCGCCGAAGTACGCGCGGAGGCCGCCGCTGCTGTAAACGTATCAGAGGCGTTCGATTGTGCCACGCGGTCAACACTGTTTGAGGCGTTGCCACGATCTACATATAACGCCCACCGCCACGACCTTGACAGTGTGGTATCCGTATTCCACAGACTGACCGACTGCAAGAGCATATGCCCCGCTAAAAAGATAGGGATTAACATTCCTCCGTTGGTTGCGGCAAGGTTGACCGCTGTCGCCGATGCTTGCGTAGCTGAGTAGCTTGCAGGCGTGGCGAACGGCATCCAACCAAAACCACTAACGCCGCGTTCCCGTGCGCCGTCATAGGTTTTCCATAGTTTATCGGTCGAATCCCACTTAAAATACCCCTCTGTTGCAGTTAGAGCGCTGGCAGTCGTGGGCGCTCTCATGGTTGCGCCGTTGGCGTCGATCGCGCCTGTAAGTGTTGCCCCGGCAACGGCAGGCGTGGTCAGCGAGGGCGATGTAGCGAGGACACTATTGCCTGAGCCGGTGGTTGGGTTGGCGGTCACGGTACCAGCGGTAACAATCAAGTCGCCCGTAGAGGCGCTCAGGTCGGCACCGGTACCACCCCGCGCAACGGCTACTTGTCCGCTGGTAATCAGTGAGGCAGGAATTGCCGGTAAACTGCTTTTAATGGCGCTGCTTGCGTCGTATATTTGCCACGACATATTATGTCACCTCCAAAATGCTACAGCGGACGGTCACATTCGGGCTTGAGCCGGTCGCTTTCGCCCATACGCCCTCGCCCTGCTGGATCACATGTACATCGCTACTGCTGGCATATTCAGATGTCAACAGCACTAAAGACGCTGGCCCTATGCGTTCGGTGTCGGCTATGGTGTTATTGGTGCTAATGGCGAGGAGTACCGTCGCGGTATTTGCGCCCAAATTAAGCACCTCCATAAGCCGCGTGTCAGCCCTGCCCCCTGTCGGCACGGCGTAAGCCGCCCCGCCGTTACCCTCGACTAATTGCGTCCATGTGGCGCTTGCTGTGATGTTAATCACGAGTTGGCGTGTTTGTGTTGCCATCTATACGACTCCTAACCATATCATTTCACGTATTTCGTCATCGGTAAACGTGGTCGATCCGCCCCCGCTGGGCAGGCTGCTAATCTTGACCTTCTTTTTGACGTAAGCCGCCGCGCTATCCTCAATTACAACAAGGTCGTCGTTGGCGGGTGTTACCTTTTCCGTTAAACCGCTGATCTCGTTGGCCCCGTCAGTGTGGATTGCGGTTGCGTCAGCGCCGCCGCTGGTTGGACTGTTAAAGAACGGACGCAGGTCAATATTCTTACTTGGATCTTCATCAAGCGTGGTTATATCGCCGTCCAGGAACCAACCCCAGATAGACATAGAGGTACTCGCCGCTTGCTGCCGACATTCGTCTATATCCTCCTCGGTAATGGCGTCGGTGATGAGTTTCGGCGTACTGGCAAAGGCTTCTAGTGTCAAGTCATCCTTGAGATACACGCAAGCAATACAGCGCTCACCCGTAGCCGGAACGAAGCTGCTCAAATCGATCTCATCCGAGAGAAAGACATGCGCCACGCCACTTATCTCAATGTAGCCTTGTAGTACGACCACATACAGCGGCTTGGAACTGTCTAACGACCGCTTACATTGAAATTGCGTAATATCGGCGGTATTTGTAATGGTAACATTTGGGTCACTCGGATTCGTACTCGCAGGATTAGAGCCGCTTTGCAGATACCCGCGCCGATAGACACGCAGGATTGTTTCTTCGCCACCGATATAGCCGACTTCGACAGGGATATTATCGGCAACCGGCACATTTGCATTGGTGTCTACGGGGAATGGGACGGCTAATGTATAGCGCCCTGCCAATTGGAAGCGGACGTACATACGACCCGAGTTGTCACGAACACGTGGATCACCTGAGCCGGTGCCGTCGCCGGTATAGCCGATTCTTATGTCTACGTTATTCTGTTGTCGGTGGAAGTCGATTGCTTTGTCGAGTCTGTCGGCCATATTTTTATCCGTAGATGTCCAACGATTTGAGCAGGTCGAGTGGTAGCGTTCGTTCGGTAATCGCTAAACTGCTTTGATAATTCACCACGAGTGCTACCTTATCCCCGTTGATAAAAGCACAATAGCGTTTCGTGGTTTCGCCCCTCATGGTGATGAGGTTAAAGGCGTCCGCATCCAGGGCAGACGAAAACGACCACGTTGCGCCATGATCCAGTGATACGGCTAACTTAACGGTTGCGCCAAACATACCGATAGCGAGTATATGGCTGTTACTGCCCGATGTGAGCCAGTGGACACTAAGACAGCGCGGGCCGGTCGATAAGCCCTTATTCCCGCCGCTGTCAGGACTGATGTCAACAAATACCGAACCCGTAGAACTTACGCGCCACATGGATTCACCCGCGTCTAAAGCGCTGGCAAAGAGCAGGTACTGCGGATTAGCAGAGCTATTTGAGCCGGTTGTTGCCAGGAGATTACGCGGTACGTATCCGCACCCCTGCCCTTTTGCGCTGCCATAGGCGCTAAAGCCTCCGGCGTTGACACCCTTGTAGGTTTGACCATTGCCCCCTACGAGGAGTTGCCCCGCTGCCTTTGAGTGGTCTATCCAGGAGGCGGTTGTATCTACAATGCCGGTTGCCCACGTTGCGCCGTTATTGGCGCTGTAAGCTACTAATGCGGCTGACGAACCACTGTTTACATTAATCGTGACCGTCTGTGATCCGGTGTTATTGCCGAAATCACCCAATTGGTCATTAAAGGCGAGGTGCAGATTCCCCGTTGCGCCCGCTGTGCCGGAATAACTCACACCGATCTCAAACCACGCCCCACCGTTAATATTGCCGATGAGTGCGCCTACCTGAGACGCGGGTAGGAGACATCCGGGGTCAGTGAGTGCGGCTTTTCCGTCCGCATCGTAGCTGTCTGTTGGGTTGTGCCCCCATGAACCCGACGCGCTGATACTAACTGAATCGCCGCTAGTGATGAGGATTCCTGTGTCACTGTCTGACTCGGTAGCCGCTAAACTAATCTGTGTATTACCGCCCGCATCAGATATACCGAGGAGTACAACTTTACCGCTGGCATTACCCATTCTCATTTCGGTGTAGGAGCCGGGTATATCATCCCCAAACGTCCACACGACCGGATATGCGCTAAAATCAGAGGTATAGGCTACGCGGCTGGTGTCCGCACTCGTATCATACACAAGGCAATACGCTCCGCGTGTCGTGAATGGATCAAATAAGGCTTGCTTAATCGTCTCAGTAGCCGTCAGGGTATCCGGCACAATTTCCCGCGTGTAAGGATTTGCCATCGTTCTAAGTGTGGTCGTAAGCAGTAGGCTTTGCACGCCGTCCAGTTCCCCGCCGATAATCGCCGTAGAGCCATCCCGCGTTAAGGTGAGTGTCACCGGCACCGGCACTTCTGGCCCTGTCGGTAACGGCGGGATGTAGATCGGCGGTACAGGGAAAGACGGGATACTTGGTACAGGCGGATAACTCGGCACCGTTGGGCCGCTTTGCGGAGGGTATGTAATCGTCAAGCCCTTCGTAATGCCAACGGTTTCACGGATGAAAGATGCTTTAATCTCCGGCACACCTTCGGCGTTTAAGCCGAGGTCGATGTCGGTTAAAAGCCATCGAATATCCGATGTCAAAACGGTTTTAGTCGTCTCAACGCCGTCTACGGTTAAATCCGCATCTCCCGTGAAGGTGTACCAGGTATTGAGACTCGGTATCAGAGCGCTATACCACCCCGGCGCGAATACCGCCTCTAATTTCTCTTGTTCCTGTGCCATCTCTAAAGCGTTGGTTGCCCGCGTCTTGAGAGCGCTATCGGCTGCAACTTGCCCTAAATTCGCCGTTAGAACCTGCTTGTCGAGTGTGCGGGTCTGACTGCCTCCGTCTTGAGCCACGCCCGGCGCTATGGCTTCTGTGACTACATAAATCCCCGTTGTGCTGTTGTAGCTGCCTGCCGCTGCGGTCAACTTGCCAACGGGTCGAGCGCCGTCCTGCTTCCAGTTGATGCTAATCAGGTCGCTAGTCGTCAAGTCGGCACGTACAACCAACGCATTGCGTAACGTGCTGTTTTCGAGCATACAGGCATGACGCACGACTGCGGCTTGCCCTGCCCCGTTGATCTGTAGCGCGGCATTGATGCTAAAGGCCAAATCGTTCACCGCTGCCAGCGCATCCCCGCTAGGATTGCGAACCGGTGCGAGGTAGGTGTTCGCCGTGCTGTCAAACTCAAGACTGTGCAGTTCAAGGAATGTCGAGTATTCCGATAACAGATACGCAATCGCCCGCCATATAGTCAGGTTGGTGATGTGTCCCCACTTCGTCGGGCTTGCCACGTTGAGCATCTCGAAAGGAAGTTGTTCGGTTCGCGCAAGCTGGGTTAGCGGCCCCTCTATGCTATATTCTGCTTTGGATTCGCGCGTGTATTGTGCGCTGGCTTGCGTGTTGTTATCACGGTTACGAATACGCCCCATGAAGATGATGTTATCACCGGTTAATGGGCCGTCTAAATCCTGATAACTGTCATCTGACCAAATCGTTATTTGGGTTAAATCCAGTAAGCCCGTAGGCGCAACATAGTTGGTGAGGGTGCAATCGTAGCCGGTGCCGACCGACGCGGTAATTTGCACGTTCTCAACACTCATCAACTGATAGGTATAACTTGAGCCGTGCGCGTGTACTTCGATATGTCGCACAGAAGCCCGCCCGCCGCTATCGGTTACAGTGAGGTGAATCCACCTATGCCCCTCTGGAAATGTCACTGTGATATTTTGCGTTGATCCAGAGCCTACGGTTATTGTGCCGTCTCCGACATTCCACGACCATGAGGCGATAGTTGCCCCGCTAGTTGCTGCGAGTGCTAGAGGTGCGAGGGAGAGCGTTAGTACACCGCCGCTGATGTCACCCGCGTAACAAGACTTCAAATTATAGATGACAGGTAATAACTGCCTAAAAGATATATCCCAATCGTTATACTGCACGCTTGAGACTTCCCGCGCCAGTTTATCCGATATCTGAAAGTCATCAATAATTGTGATGTAGTCGTTATCACTCACCTCTATTGATGTTTCGTTAATGTATAGTGTGGGTGCGGACGGTGACTTACGGACTCGCCCTGTCCAATAGCCTAGCGTCGTGTCGCTGGTATGCGAGAGGATAACGCGCATCCCTGGCAAAACATCGGCAAGTGTACCGCTGCCCCCGTCATAGGTGATTTGCGCGAACGAATCGGTAAAGGTCGCCTGATTAACCCGCATGGTATACACGACATCATTAGGACACACGGAGATGCGGACACGGTTTGTAAAGGTTGAGTAGCCTGCTACCGTACCGCGTAGGGATTCGAGTTGGTCTGATGTGAGGGCGATTTGTGCCATTTACAGCGCCACCAAGTCATAAAACAAAAACGGGACGTTAGCATACCCGTTCAAGGTAAAGTTGAGATTTTCAGTAGGGACAATCAGGTAAGCGTTATAGTTTGCGTATGTGAGGTTCTGCCAGCGTGTACGAATCGTCACCGGCCCCTCATACGTGTCCTGCATATAGCGGTATTGCTCCCACGTTACACCCATCATCCATTCTTGTGCTTGCTTGCCGACTTTGGTTACACGACCGTCAAGGCGTAGCAGGCTTCTTTGCGGCTTATAGAGCTGCTGCGCGGCTGGCTCGGCAAACTTAATATTACTCGTGGCCGTGATTGAGCCGATGAGGGTTAATCCCGCCGCGTTATCATGACCCGCTGCTATTTTGTACTCGGTAAAGGTTGGCATTAGTTAGTCCCCATAATCAACGTCGATTCATTCGTTCGACGGTATCCGCGACGACATTACGCGCTACCCGTGTCATCGTCTTTTCAATGGTCGCAGGATCACCCCCAACAACCGTTACAGGAATAGACACATTTACGGCGCTGTTGGATGTGCTGCCACCCCCTGCCCCGGCGAATAGTGGCGTCCGCGTCGGGAAGCCGCCCACACGCAAGCCGGAGCCGCGTATGTTCTGCGAGGGTGTAGCCGATGTTCCGCCGCCTGCATTTGGAACACCGCCTACAGGGTCAAAAATCCCCGCTAGGATTCGCTTGGCTTGTGCTGCCCCTGCCTCTAATACAGCATTCTTACCCGCCTCACCCGCAATAATAGCGTTGAGTTCGTTCTGAATACCTGCCTGTCGTGCGGCAATTTCGGCGGCGTACTTCTGCTGAATCGCAGCATATTCACGGTTATAGGCTGTGATTGCTGCGGTAAGCTGTTTTTGCTTCTCTTTTTCAATGGTTTTAAGTTGGGCTTGTTCGGATGCTTTCGCGTCGTCAAGGTCTTGCTGATATTTGATGAGTTTTTGTTGACGCTCAAAGATAAACGCGGCTTGCTGGTCGCTGGTCGCATCCTGAAAGGCTTGGAGCCGGTCGGCCCGTGCGCGTTGGGCTTCGACGTTGACCTGTGCAACGGCTTGCTGAGTTTGCCGACGACTCGCCGCTAATTGGGCAAAATTGCGGTCTAAGCCTAGCTCGAACTCATCCTCGGCGGCTTTTTTCTGGATGTCCGCAATCTTGTCTCTAACCTTTTGCTCCTCTTGCACCTCGTTACGGTTAAACTTAATTTGCGCCTGTAAAGCGTCAAATTGGGCTTTTGCCGTATCACTTTCAAGGGAGCGCGTCAGGTTAAGACGTAGGCTTTGTTCTTTGGCTACAAGTGCGTCTAGCGCCTTCTGTACATCGTCCTGCGCTTTTTGAGCAATCGATACTTGCTTATCCGTGAGTTTTGTCCAGAGGTCAATTTCGCTCTGTGACTTCTTTTCGTTCAGACTTGCTATGTCGTCATTGAATTTCTGGACGGCTTTGGATTCATCCTCTTTTTGCTTTTTAAGGATGTCGTTCGCGTCGTTTAGTTTTACAGCCGCTTCAACTGCGGCTGTAGAAATAGCGGCAAGAGTGCGGGTAGCGTTTTTGTAAATGGTATCTTGCTGCTTCAAAGCATCAATGAATGGCTGTTGCGCCTCAACGTTACCCTTGTATCGGTCAATGTTGGCCTGTAATGCCGTTTTTTGTGTTTCGGCATTGAGGATAGTTGCTGCTAAGGCTTCTTTCTTTGCGTCGAGGTCTTTTTGTGATCCACTGGCAATGAGTTGATTAACCTGCGTTTGAGCATCGGCATAAGACGATATAGCGCCAATGATGTTATCACTAATCGCCTCTTTTAATTTCTTCGTGGCTTCTGCTGCTGTATTGACCGCTACGGTTTGATCGTCTAGTAAACCAGTGTACAAACCGAGTTCTTTATTAGCCTTTTTAAGCGACTCTTGAGCCTGATCGTAGGCTATTCTTGCGTCTCGTACATCCTTGAAGTTAGTTGCACCTAGCGCCCCTGCAACTTCCGTGATACCAATCAGAACGCCGCCGAGAGCATCCCCCGACTTTTGTTTAATGATATCGTAGCCTTGAGCCACGAATTGCAGATCATCAACCCGCGCTTGCGCTATCTTCTGGTCAAGTTGTTTTTGTTCGATGAGTGCCTTTATGCTCTCACGGGTGCCGGAGATACGCGCCTCATAGTAGGCTTTGTCTAGCGCTGTAATTTCACGTATGCCGCTGGTCACATCCGGCACATTCTTGGCGATAATTGCCACGCCCGCCGATAGTGCAGCAATAGCGGCTACAGCAGGATACGCAGCGGGAGGAATTGCCTCAACGATACGCACTAAATTCCCGATTGCGTCTGAGCCTATACCAAGTCCAGGAATTTGCGTGCTTGGGAGGGAGCGAATCCGACTTCCCAACCCCTGCTTGCGCCCGCCCCCGCCGGTATCAAATAACTCTTTGTCGGAGAATGTCGGGAAGTCGGCTGCATCCCCCTTAACGCCGACAATCTCAGCACGTAACGCGGCAAGGTCTGCCTGTGCAGCCTTGACACGGACGCTAAAAGCATCGAAGTCGTTATTAAGTTTCTGAACACCAACAGAGCCGCCCGTAACATCTAACTGCTTAGCCGCTGTTACTACTTTTTGAAGTTCAGACGACAAAGTACGAGCGCCAGATATGACATTATCTGCGCTTTGCTTATCATAGGTATATCCTATCAGTGTGCGTATTCCGCCGGTATTTTCAGCCAAAGGATTGCCCAACGTGTAATAAATTGCCCCACGTAATTATAGAACAATTGTTCCATTCGGTCAACTTATGCCAAATTTGGGATTATTATTGATATTAAATAGTCAATCAATGAGGGGTTAACGATGTCTAAACGAACGCGAGATATTGTGCTTTTAGTCGTGCTGGCTATGGTGTTAATTGGCGCGGTTCTGATCGTGAACAATAGCGTACAAAATACTACAGCAGGCGTTAGGGATGTTGCGAACCGTGACGATGATCACTATAAGGCGATTGTGATCCAGACTATGACAGCAGAGGCAGGAATACCCAAATAAAAAGAGGGCTTAAGCCCTCCCCTATTCTTCGTCAGGTGTCGATTCAACCATTGCGCGGACTTCCGGCGAAAGGTTGCTATAGTAATCTTCAAGGTAGCGCAGGTAGTCAAGGGATGTAAATACCGACTGCTCCCACTCTGGATCAACCTCACTCACCTCGCTAAGTGGCCTTATGCGGTTGTCGCCGGTTGCCCTCATGCGGTTGGCCTCGTGAAACGCGAGGAAAGCGTCATGCTCCCATCTCATCTCCGGCTTGCTCAACCGCAGCGTATTCGGATCTTGTTTGCTCTTAGCGTTCACCATATCCATAGCGTGACGCTCAACCGCCGTTATGTAGGCATCACGTCGCTTTTTTTTTCAGGGTCTAGTGCCTCTAACGCCTCATCGGATGGACTGCCGGGGCGCACTTCTGCCGGGGCCTTAAGCTGCTCGTCGATGTTAAGCGCGGCTATCCATTCATCGTGAATTTTAATGTCTGGCAGATCCAGGAACGCATTCCAGACGGCGCGATAATCAGCATTGCCCCGTGCAACTTCCCAAAAGTTAGCCAGCGCCAATATGTTCGCATCGGCTTCCTCAATGTCGGTTATCACGGCTTTAGTACGCGCCATAATGAAGATCACATTAGCAAACAGGTTAAACGTATCGCCGGTAAAGTGCTTGCACTCCGGTACTGCCGCGATAAATCCTTGCTGTATGACCACGCTTCTCAATGTGGGGCCGGTGACATCGAATATCACCCGCCCCTCAAATGCTTTACGCTCCATCCGTCACCGCCTTTTTACTCTTAGGTGTAGGCGCGTGGGGTTTTAGTGCCTCGACTAACTCCCACTGCGTAAACCCGCTAGGAATGACTGCGAACTCTGTAGCCGTGACTTGTACCCGTGTCGCAGGGATAGTGTATGGCCCGCCGTTTATATCGGTAGCAGGCCACTCTATAACCGCGCCGTTTTCGTCTAGTGTGCCGAGTATATCCGTCATATTACACCGCCAGCGCTGCGAGGACGGACGCCGCGACAGGATACCAGACTACCCACACATCGGCCGCACTTCCGGCTGCTGCCACTGTGACGACTCCCGTGCTGGTGCTGATACTGCTTGGTGCCGTGTCGGTTGAGTTCTTTGTTACCCAGTTGTCGGTATGACCGCTGGTGACGGTCGATTTCTTCGGTAACGCCGTCAGGGTAAAGGTTGTCGCTGCCCCGTCTGCAATCCAGCAATCCAGCATGTAGGGGTAGATGGATGACATGGTAAATTCAAATTCGCTGTAGCCGTACCAATTTTGCGTACTGCTGAACGCCTTACCCGTTGGGAACTTGGTGGCCGTTGAGGGTGTAATGCTGAGTGTGATGTTATTCGGATTCTTCTGGTTGCCTTCAAGCTGCTGTATATCCGGCGTCACTTTGGTGATGGTACAGGACGGATAAACGATGTGGAGGTATTTGGTTGTACCGCCAGGAACATCGATTTTTGTAATCCCGACAAATCCAACCGTGTTGGGCGAAGGATTCAAGTTGTTAGGGCTGCTAAATTCGGCGTTGGTGAGGCTGGTCGTATCGATACTGCCCCCCATAATCACGGTATCCAGCACGTTATCCCAGCGTGTTACTTCCAGCGTAGCGGTATTGATGCTGTCAACCCCGGCTTGCTTCTTACCCTCCGGCACACCACCGCCGCGCCATTCAATGCTAGTGCGCTGTGCTTTGGCGGTCGTGAGTTTCACCGGCCCCTTGATGAGTAAGGCAGGGCTAACCGTTGGTCCAACACCCAGCGCGTCAGGATCAAGTTGACCGACTGCCCGACCGCTCGAATCCACGCGGTAAATATAGGCAAAGTTTAAATCATATGGATGTCCGTTTAGGCTCATTATCCACTCCTTCTAGTGGCAACGTCTATCATAATTGGTAGCGCTGCATAACGTTTCGTGCTGCGTTGGTACTCTTTTACGCCATCGTCCTTGACGCTGATCGCTTGCACACCTGAGAGGCCGTTATCCGTGTCCTCTAGTTCAAGCTGCGGGTGCTGTCTCAAGTACCATATCAAGCCATCTAATAACGCCTCTGCGGTTTCGTCTGCGTCCTGTTTGGTCGCTGATAGGTCGTCTAATACTTCGCATGCGACTACCCATATCAACCACCGGCGTGACGTAAACTGTTCACCCGCAGCCGCGTTCTCGTGTTCGGCTCTGCCTGCCCTACCGACGAAGTAACCGGGTAGTTGACTGTCCTCTAGCGGGTCGTTAGGGTCTGCGTATCGATCCAGTTTGCCGACAATCCCCGGCGCAACATTCATCAGGGCTTCGAGCCGTTCGCGTACTTCGGTCGTGGTCGCCATCAGCCGCCGCCGTTCACGGTAAACCAGTCGTCAATAATGCCGTTGCGTAACGTGACGACTTCCGGCTCTAGCGCTTTGTCCTCTTGCGGCCAACCGGTTAGGTAGTGACTCGGTACTTGCCTATCGCCATAGACATACTTAAAGGCGTTGGCAGGGTTCATAAAGTCGAACTGTCCACCGTCCGACTGTGGCGTAAATACCACTTCGTTACCGGCTTCGAGCTGTCCCGTTCGCTGATACCGGCCACCCTTATTGCCCTTTGGTACTTTGTTGGCAAAATACCAGCGCCGCGCCCTGCCCTGTGCTGCCGGGTCATTCGACCAAATGAACGGCAAGGCGGGTAAATCCTCCGGCGCGGCGAGGAGGATCCTTACGCGCCGGGTCGATTGAAAGGCGCGTAAGGCTTGTAACTTCTGCATCTTGACCGGCGCATTTTCCACCAATTGATTAACCTCAATCAGTGGCGTCAGGTCAACGCTTGCCCGCGTGTTCACAAGTGCCATTATTCGTCACTCAATTCGGCTAACATATCCGCTTCGGTGTAGTCTATGCGGAGGTCGAGCGTCCCCGTACTCATAGAGCCTACGCCGTTTATACCCGCCTGTCCCTGCCAATATTCGAGCTGCTTTTTGATGCGGTCGAATATGACGTTACGCGATTCGCTTTCCACCTCGCCCCGCACGTCAATCACCTTGAGGTATAACCCCCATAGTTGTTCGAGCATATCCACGACCGTTAACGCCTTGATGATATTGGCATCATCATCCAGAGCCGCCGCGCGGTCGTAAGACTCCTGGATCATCGTATCGGTTAGCTCACCCGTGTTTACGCCGGTCAACCGCCGATAGTAGGCGTATTCGCTGGCATTGAGTGTCATTTACGCTTAGCCTTTGGCGGTTTGATTGATTCCTTAATCGGCTCATTTACGGATTCGACAAACGCCGCAAAATCTTCGACTTCCTTTAGAAGTGGTTGCCCCTCCGCGTTAACCGCTGCTGCAAACGCCTCAAGCCGTTCGTAGGTCGCTGGTTCGATAACCTTCGTTTGCTGTTGGCACTCAATCCACTCCATGACCGCTTGCAACTGCTGAACGTGCAGCAAGTCAGGGTCTTTGCCCTGTGTCGGCATGACCAACCCCGGCAATTGTGCAAATCGATCCATGACTTCATTCCGCATCATACCGATTGCGCTTTTCGCTGCCATAGTATTAAACCTTTGTGGCTGCTGTAACGGTCGGAACTGACCAAATCACCTGCATACGAGTGCGCCCGGCGCTGCCACCCGTAGAGGCTGAAATGATAATGCCGCTAATCACGCGGGCCGACGCGCTGTAGCGTGGGCTTACCTGCGAGTTTGCAATATACGCCCCCGCCTTACCACCGGCTAACGCAAAACTGATACTTTCCCCAGCGAGTAGGTCTGTAGCCTTGAGATTGACCGCTGTATAATAACCATCGTCATCGGCTACATCGCCGACTTTCATCGTGACCGCGCCTGCGTTATCCCACAGCGCTATACCGTTAACAATAATATCATGCAGCGTTGCGCCCGCCGGGATGCTCACAGAGCCAGTATACGTACCCGCGCCACTTGTCTCTGTGAATGTGACCTCCGCTGCTTCGACCGGGTAGCCAGTGATTGCCGACAGTTGATTAAGCGCGGTCGGAGTCGCTGTTAGTTCACTACCACCGATTAGAAAGTGATTTCTCACATTGAGCTGATCGGTTAGGACGTTCTGAAATTGATCTATAAGCGTCATATTCTGACCTCGTGTAGAGGGGCATCACTGCCCCATTACGGCGCTAGTTAGGCGTAGGCGGTCGGGATGGTGTAGGACGTGCTTGCAACAAATTTCAGAACGGTGCCGTTCAAGCGGTTGCCTACGCCCATGCCGAAACGGTTGCGGTAGTGGATGGATTCCAGCGGGAAATTGCTTTCCCGTGCCACGATGTTCAAGCCGCGAGGCAGACCGGTTACAGCCGGATCAACACGCCGCTTGAGGGGCGCGGCTGCGCCTAAGTGCAAGCCGACGCAGTAATCGGCAGGCACCCAGCGCCACTCCACGACCCACACGCCCGAACCACGTCCGATGATGCGCCCTGGCACAGCAGGAAGATTAATCGGCACACTGACCGAATCGCCCGCCCGTACATCGCGGTCAACCACTTCGTAGAAGTCGCTCAAGGCTTTAATCTTGGCGGTTTGCGCGTTGTTGATGAATAGGCAAACCTCCTCGCCGCCAGTAGATGCGCCGAAATGTTCTTCGAGTTCATCACGGACGGTTGCCAGCGGGTTATTGGTGTCACTGATCGCGCTTGATAGATAGTTCGTACCGTAGTGATGGGTATCATCGGCTTCTGACTCTGTACCCAGCACAGGCGGGTATAATGTTCCGTCGCCGTTGGCAAGACATTGAATTGTCAAATCACCTTTAAGCGGGTCTGAGAAGGTGCGGCTGACGTTCTGGAAGATCGCCCGCAGCATCTCATAGCGCACGGTGTTGACGTTGGCAATTTGTACGCCGTCTAAATGGCGTTGAAACTCGTCGAGGGTCATATACGCCAGCGCCACATCATTGCCCGTGATTTGCTTGCCAAAATCCTCCAACGGATAGGCCACATCCCACGAGCCGGAGGCTTTCGCCGCGCTGCTTTGCGCCTGCCCGCCGCGCTTGTCCAACCGCCCACCGCCGGGGAGTTTGTAGCGTTCTTTATAGTCCTCGATTTCGCCCTCTACAAACACCTGAAAGGCTTTATCGGTGTCCATGCTGATTTGATTGACGTACATGCGAGCTGCGTCAAATACGGTGTTTTGTCCTATCGTGTTCACGTATAGGTTATCGGTGTCCTGTAGGCCTAAAATACCTGCTATTCCAGTCATAGTATTACGTCTCCTCTATTCCTAGTTATGCGCTAACGACATTCCAAGAGGCTTGGATGTACAGGACTTTGGTGAAGTCGCCATCACCAGGAATGGACACGACACGACCGGTAATGAGCGAACTTGCGCCCGCCGCATCAGCGAACGCCCCGGCGGTATTGCTACCATAGACCGGCGCAAAGTAGGCTAATGAGGTCAATGTGAAGCCGTACACATGCCCACGCTTGAGGACATCTACCGCCTGCCCTGCTGCTGCTTTGTTGAGCGCAATGCCAAGGAATTGCAGTGTGCCGGAGCCGTTCGAGTCGTACAAATCGACCTTGCCGGTGCTGGTGAGGTAGAGCGCTTGACCGGCTGTGATCGCCGCCGCCGCTACGAATGGATACACCTCATCTGACTGTGGATACACCCGCGCGATACTTGCGGCTGTTAGGGCTATGTCTGCCATACAGGACTCCTTCTATTCTTTATGCTTGTACAGGTCGTTTCAACGCTACGCGGTCGCCCTGGTTGGATGTCCGCGCGTTGTTGTTGGATGGTGAGCCAGGCCCACTACCCATGAAATATTCTTTGTGTTCTTTCTTGGCGGTATCTATGAGTTTGTTCATCGCCACCTTATCTACTGTGCCATCGGCTTTTAACGTGGCCTTGAGTTCATCGGCTTGCATGACGCTCATGAGCGCCATCACCTTGACGGGATTGCTACAGCGTGCGGTAGTAAGTGCGGTTTTGATGTCATCATTACGCCGGTCTAGTTGTCGCTCTTGCTCCATAGCCGCGCGTGCTGCTTTGGCGTCCTCGGCCTCTTTCTTGGCTTCGTCGCGTTCTTTCTCAAGGCGTTCTTTCTCTGTAAGTTGAGAATCACGGAGCGCGTTGCGTTCCTTGATTGCTGCTGTAGCGTCCTCCAACTTATCGACGCCCAACGATTTAAGGAGTTCTGCCATCGCCTCACTTTTACCGCTTTCCTTACCCTCTAATCGTGCCTTGCCTGCAATCTTATTGACTTCCTCTTGCACGTCAGGCGGGAGGGTTTTACCCTTAGCGGGCTTCTCCTCGGCGTCGGTCGTATCGGTTGCGGGTTCTCCTTCCGCATACCACGCACGGCGTTTGGTGAGATTGACACTCGCCTCTAAATGGGCGCGACGAATAGAACGGACACGGCTTAGGGTGTTCATTGCGTTACAATCCTTTGCTCAGCTTAACGGCGCTGATTAGCCTATGGTTTGGGGATCTATCTCAAGCATATAACGGGTTTTTGGCGAAAGTGAGACAAATTACGCAGATATAATAAAAAAGCCTACTTTTGGTAGGCTTTGAGGGAGGAAGTCGCGGGAAATTGGTTTAATCTTCGTCGTGGTTGCCACTTATTTCGGGGAATGGCGGTACGCCTGTTAAGTAAATGGGGGGCGCCTTCACAGCGGAGGCGTTAATCTCAATTACGCCGTGTGTAATGACTTGGCTATCGCTAATAGCCACGCCGTAAGGAATTTTCCCCGACTCGGAGTTAATAGGTGTATACCATCCGGTTTCAGGATCGATGTAAACCGCCTGCCCCGGCTTAAGTACGGGCTTTTTGAGGATACCGAGCCACTTGAGAAACTTACGTCGTGTTATCATCATTCACCCCCTCAATTCGACTGTTTGACGTGCCTTATTTTACCACAAAAACGGGGATGTTATCAGTCGTCCGAGAGCGTATCATCAGTCGCGCATAAAGCAACGCTCATCTTAATCTCAATCGCGCGTCCATCCGCGTGTTCAAAGTAGAGCGTAACCTCATCCATGCCTGTACCCTTATCAACAGCGCGTGTTACTTCGTCGATCATATCTTTCATCACATTGCTGGCGTAGTCGTTATCGGCGTCGATGCTGGCGTATTCCTGCCCCTGCCGCGTGACCATCTTAAGCAGTTTGCGCCACCAATTGACCGTGAACAGCATTTTGTTGGATTCGATTTGTTGGTTACTCATGTTATCCTATCCATAGGTTAGCCACATCTACCTTCGGCTTGCGTACCGGCTTCCAGAAGTGCGGGCAATTCGGATGCACAGGGGCAGGATGATTATTGATGTACGCGAGGTCACAAATACCCGCCGCGAATAGCCTTACACACTTCTCGCAAGTCGGAGGGGGGCCGGTGAATACATAGCGGGTTTCGGCTGCGTAATTCATCTCACGAAAACGAGAACGGGCATACTCGCGGGTTTTGGCCTCCGTGTTAAAGGCTATAGATACCCCTTTCCAACCTGCCCTATCCTCTGCCCACGCTCTTAAACTTTGAATGTAGAACTCTTTCGAGGCATTGGGGAACTCCTCGTAAAGTTTATTGATCCGCCGTTCTATATCGCGGTTGTAAGTGGCTGTGATACTTGCCGCGTCCTCGTCACACATTTGGCGCAGGAAGTCATAATCGACGCCGTTCGGCCCCTGTGCGCGGGCATTGACGCCCACGTAATCAATCTCATCCTGGATAGCCGATAACCACACACGCTTAGACTGCTCGAACAACTGCCCCGCTGTGAGCGCTTGCTGATCGGTCGTGAGTAGGTAGGACGTGAGCAAGCCGCCCAACGTGAGCAATCCTAGCAGTAACAGACGCCTATTCGCTTCGTCAATCTGTGCTTGCTGTCGTGCGGCTATCTCATCGAAGATGCGCTGTATTTCCTCCTGACGTGCTTTAGGCAGTGTCTTGAGGATCGTCTCTATCTTCTCCGTGTCGGGGTTAGAGGCTGCTTTGAGCATGGCCTTGAGCTGCCGCTTTGCCGATGGGTCGATAGCCAGCATATCGATACGCTGTAGCGCTATTTCCAGGTCATTCGGTGCGAGGGCGGGAATGTGGGTAGGCATTATTCAGGCTCATCAAAATCGACAATTGACCACGAGATAGATAACTTAACCTTTTTAGGGCTTCTATGGTCATGAAACGTCAGGCTGTAATCGTCCTCTGGTTCATCCATAAGTTGGGCTATTTGGTCGTTTAAATAGCCCCTGTCTTGCTCTTGACTTTCCATCTCAATCGCTAGAAGTTGCAAGCGGTCGAGGAGTAACAACCACTTATTCAAATCCTCGTACATTTCTGCCGATTCGTTCATCATTTACGCCCCCGCTTTTGCTGGCAACAACGCTTGATTATTGCCCTGCCCTAGCTGCGCTTTATCTTTATTGCCCTTGTCGGGGAATATCGCTTGCATTGCGCCCCTCACCGCGTTGCGTGTCGATTCCTCTGCCGCTTGCGTTACTTCGTCGATCACATCATCAGCATAGCCTAACTCTTTCAACGCTACCTTTTGCAGCGCGGGATTCATGCTGTTGATGCTGCTGAGTGCGGTCAACTTCTCATTCTGGCTAACGCCGACTGCAATCACCGGACGGGCTTTAATACTAAACTCCATAGCCCCGCTGTCGTAGCTATCGAGGCTAAACCCGGCGAATCCTTCATAGCCGTTGTAGCCGCCGATGGTCAAACACATCTGCAAGGCGCGTACCATGCCCATATCATAGTTGGCGCGGGCCGTGTTGATCGACGCTATGGCGTCGGCGTAAGCCGCTTCGATACCTGGCTGGGTCAAGTCGCCACCTTTAGCGCGTATCTGCTGTAGTGCCAAAATCGGCAAGTCGGCTTCAATCTCCTCTTTAATGGTCATGCTGTTACCATTCACCGCGCCGATGTCAATCGTCGTGGTAACAGGCTGTAAATCAGTGTCCTTTGGAATGTAGAGGATATTGAGGTTATCTTTCCCCTCGCCATTCGGTGGACTAAATTCGAGGTCGCTTGATCCGTCAACTCGCTTTTTCTTGCTAATGCCCATCGCCTTGAGCATCGGAATAACCACCTTGCGAATCTGGTCATTCAGTAGACTAGACATGTCATTGAGTTCATCAATCTTGCGGATAACTTTCCAATAGGCGTTAGCACCCCACTTGAGGCCGGTGTTCTGATGCTGCACAGCCACGACCGGCACAAAACCGTATTCGTTAACCCACTCACTCACCGGCTGCCCATTGGCATCGGTGAAGTAGGCGAACGGTTTACCATCCTTGAACGTCTGGAACTTCTCTTTAGTGATAATCTCAGTGTAGGTGTAGGATTTCCTCGCGGTCGAACTATCGACGCCATTCGTACCCACTACCATATTAGCCAGGTCTGGTTCCTCATCGCGTAGGTACTGGATGACAACTGACTTGGTGTTACACCGATTGTCTAACTCCATATCCCACACACGCGAGGGGTGCAACGGTTCCATGTACACTTTTTGGTGTTCGCGGTCGTCTACAATCTTGATAAACGAATCGCCGTAGGTAGCGCCGTGTCGCACGAATAATTCTTTAAGGGCATTCCAGTTCGACCACTTAAACACCTGCCGAATAGCGTCCTTAATCGTCTCGTCGTCGGTGACAATCGGAATCGCCCCGCCGGTTAGATGTTCCATATCGATATTGCCGACATAGACATAATAGGCGAATAGATCGACCACGCGCGGCGCGGCATTCATCACGGCGCGAATGTTGCTGTAGAGTCGGTTTTGTATCTTGCGTACCATGCTGGCCCCGCCGCTGTACATTTCGTTGTCGGCGTAGGCTTCCCAAATCTCATAGCGCTGAAAACGGGCTGACTTCGTGCCGTAGCTGGTGTTTTCACGCGGGATAAGACCTTTAAAGGTATTCCACCCGGCACTTACGCCCGCCTGTAGTCGATTCCAAAATGTACTCATTATGCGTTACGTCCTAACCACATATCCATAAAGTCGTCAGATGCTATTTCGGTCGTCATTGTCATTTGCTGATTAATGCCCCACACGGCCAGCGCGGTCGCTATAACCGTATCGTCGTGCATGCCCTCCGGTGCGCCGTAGCGAGAGCGTCCCGTTACGGCTGATACCTCACGCTCATAGGCGCTCAGTTCGCCGGTTAATACCCCGTCATCGAGTAAACCTATTTCGTGGCGTTCGATTGCCAGCGCTAAACCCTCAATCAATGGCGGTTTTGTCGTGCCGGTCGTCTCAAAGGCATATACCGGAAAATCTTCGTCTTGCAGGGCTTCAATGTTGGGTGAGCCGATACTATTCGACTCGGCCCATATTGCGCGCGGTTTCCACTTGTCATACAAGGATGCAAGCCGCCCGCGTTGTAATGCCCACGAAATGCCGTTAAACCGATCCATATCGACCATCTCAAGCGTATCGGCGTCAAACACCGTAATCACGGTAAAATCATGCTTTTGCGCCCAATCCACGCCGAAAACAAAGTTACCCTTGTAAGGCTCACGCCGTTTCAACGTGGCGCATTGATCGATGTTACGAAAGACTTCACCGCCCGACTCAAGGAACTCGGCTAAAATCTCTTGTCGGTAGGCTTCCTCGGTCATGTCGCCTACAATGTCACTCAACGCAACCTTGTTTAGATAAGGATTCGCCATCGTGGTAAAGTGCCATGCCTTATAGCGTCCGCTTTCATCGGCTTGCGCTTTCAGGTACAGCAGATAAAACCAATTCTTACGGTTAGGCGTGGTGATGAATACCGCCGTTCCGTCACGGTCTGCCAGCATGGGCGCACCGACTTCAAACCACGCAGCAGGGTTTAAGCGGCTGCACTCGTCTAATATGAGATAGTCGGCATCTTCACCGCGCAATACGTCGGCATCACTACCCGTCTTAACACGGATGCGCCCGCCGTTAAACTCTAAAATACGCTTTGTTTCGTTCTTATAGGCGTATTCTTGCAGTGGCGCTGTCCACGACTTAATACGTGTCCAAAAGATGTCGGCTTGATCCTGCGAGGTTGAGGAGAGTAACACCTTATGCCCCGCTAACATGGCCTCAATCGCCCCGACTGCCCACATTTGGGTTTTACCCGCACGCCGCCCAGCGTTAATCACCTTCCGCTTTGCCGGATGGTCGATTATTTCCCGTTGGAGGGGATAGAGTTCGGGCAGACTAAGTGTTATCGACACGGGGTTTTACATACTCCACATTAATTTTGAGTTCGCCGCTATGTTCTTGTTCGTTGACTGTTCGCCCGTAAATTTTCGGATAACGCCGTTCGAGCTTCCAAGCTGCTGCTTGCCAATTGCCGTTAGTGGCCGCCTTTTCGATCTTTGCCAGCCAACCGATAGCCGCTTTTCCCTCAGCTTCTTTTATAGCGTTGAAAAAGTCGAAATATTCGCCATCGTCCTCAATTGATCCTTTATTCATCCAGTTATTAAAACTGTCGTAACTGATCCCCGCGTACTGTGCGGCGAGTTCATAGGTAGCACCCATCTGGATCGCTTGTATAGCCTTTTCGCGCGTCTCGGCTGTAAACTTCGTTGGACGGCCTATCGGCTTCTCTGGTTTCGCGGTTTGCTTCTTTGTCATTAGAACTTAATGCCTTGCTTATTCAGTAACCGCCGCGCGGCTTGTACTGATGGGTTATCGGGATGTCCTTGAGCCTTACTGATTAACTGCTCAATGCGAGTCGGCTCACGGATTGCGCCACTAGCAACCTTTTGATTGAACTCGGCTTCCAGTGCCTTGCGCTTTGCAGTGTTCTCATCGATGACTTGCCGTTGTCGTGCGAGTATGCGCTTCTTTTGCCCCTCAGATGCACGAGGCAGGCGATTAGTAGCAACATCAGCGGCGAAACGATTCGCGCCACGTTCGCCCGCGAATTGCTCGAAGGTTTGCACCCTCGCCCTCCCCTTACGCCCTGTCCCGCCCGCTGATTTGCTCATGGTTATTTCTTAGCCTGCTTCAATAGATACTCAAGGGCAGATGACCGGACACGATTCTTTTCAAGCGTACCAAATTCTGACTTTAAAATAGTTGCGGTACTGCTCGGCCCTCTACTTAACGGGCTATTTCTTGCGCTTGTGATATGCCTCTCTGCATCTGCGAGTGAGTTGATTTGACGGGCTGCTACAGCGTCGTTTAGGTTGCCCCTACGTGCTGCGAGTTTGGTCTTAGCAATAGCGTCCTCTGTGCGGCTAATATCCTTATTGACCGTCCGCAATTCATCGCGTACTTGCTTTAATGACACGTCACCAGACTTGATACGTGCTTGAATGCTTACGATCTTAGCCGATGTCTCAGCATCAAAACCTGCGATATTGCCAGATGCAGCACCACCCCTACCGACTCGCCCCGCCCCACCTGCCGACTTTGCCATGCTGGTTATCTCCTACAGGTTAAACTCTACTAAGGTGATGTTGTTGCGCCGTTGTGATCGACTTGCCTTAGCGTTCAAACCACGCTCAGCCAATTTCGCGCGTGGTGAAAAGTCAGTCTTGCCAAACTCTAAACGTGAGGCAATGTTGACCTCTCTCGGAGGGGGTTGCGTTGCCCGAAACGCCGCCCGCTGTCGTAGCACGTCCGCCGCGCTGCCTGGGGATGCAGCCACGAATGAACGTCCTCGCCCTCGCCTACCGCCACCGCCCGCACTTTTAGCCATAGTGTTTACCTATTAAATCCCGTTTACTTGTTTTGATTTTTCGTACCAAACTTAAACGAACGCTCATAAGCGCGACTCATCAACATAGCGTTAGTTACATCTGAACGTGAGCCATTGAAGAATAATCCCATGCCCAAATCACGCTTAGTAATTCGCTGTAGGTTGTTGCGGGCAAAATCCGGTTTCACAAACATAGGGCGTGTAACGATTACCCCTGCCTTGGTGATAGTCTCAACCCTGCCTACTTTCCCGTTTCGGCTCAAAACCACGTCACCGGGCTTTACTTGACTACTACTCGTGATTTCGTTCTGGAGCATACGTTGTGCAATCTCTCGCTTTTGCCCTTGCAAGCGTGTGCGGAAGTCTTGAGGGGTTTCGTTGCGCCCTTGAGTAAATGCACTACGACTTCTACCGCTACGACCACCACCGCCCGCACTTTTAGCCATGTTATTCACTCACTGATTTTTGACGATAATTTCGATAGAACTTCTGCTCAAAACTCGCAGCCCATACACACTGCGGGTTTTGTTTGCATAACTCTTGTACCGGCTTCTCACCACCCACGACCAATAACAGCACACTATCAGACTCGGCGTGGGTCTTTGCCACTTCGAGGAAGTGCAATAGTTCCTCTGGCTTGTGGTCTGACTTCCGCATGTAGCAGGCGTAAGACTTCCAGCCCTTCGGCACGCCTAGCATGTTGATGTGATCGAACGCGGGATTAACGTCTAGGTCAACGAATATCCGCACGCCGAAAGACTGCCAATAGCGTGCTAACCACCGTTTGCGGTAGGTGTGAAACAACACCAACGCGGGCGGCATTTGTACGTTAGTCGAGAAATTCGGTTCTACCACATTGACACAACCGCTATTGAGAATGGGTGTAGGGTCACGCCATAAACCCTCGAAGCGGTAATCATCCGTGTACATGTGGTAAGTGCCGTTCATCTTTGACTTGCGACCTTCCGCCCCGTATGCGTTAACGGGTAGGTCAACCGCATCGGCCTGGAAAGCGAGGTCGAGAACCGGCACGCCCCAATCGTTATCCGTAGGCCATAGCGCATCCGGCACACCGTCGCTGTCCAGTTCGTTATCCTCTAACACGCTGTCCATGAGTTCGGCGGTATCAGCCTCAACGCCCTCTAACAGCGCGTCAATCTCTTTCGAGTTGTACCCTGTACCCCGTAGCGCCTTTTTGTCGCGCTCCTGGATGTCAGCAAGGATCGAAGATATAACGCCCTCGTCGGCATTGTAGCCAACCTCATTGGCGCGGTTATCAACGATTTGCAGCGCCCGCCCGCGTGGATCTTCGATGCTCAAATCAGTACGCTTGACGACGACCGGCGTCTTGCCATCCGTCTCAATCTCAATGACTTCGGTGAAGCCCGCGTTAACCATTGCTTCAAGGGTGTGGCTACCTGCGATCATTTCGCCGTCTTTGTCTGCGAGGAGTGACCGACCTGCCCCGTTATTGGCTAGGCTGTCCTCAATGACAGCAACGCCGCGCTCTGTCCCTGCGTTCGGATTGACGAGGGCGGGCCGGTAGTCGGTGATTTTGCGGCGTGTAATCTTCGGTTCAGTCACGCTTGCACCACTGTCATTTGCCGCGCTGCCTGCCTATTGCGCTGCTGTCGTTTGCGCTCTCGCATGACTGCCCGTTGTGCTTCGATGTCCTCGGCTTCTATCGCCGCCTCTAGCGCAGCCCTGAGTGGCTCATGCTGGCTGCATAGGTGTTCGATTTCCTCCGGCGTCATTTCACCGTAAAACTGACGTATCACGGCTACAAGTTCGTCATAGTCGAGCCCTTGCTCACCGTATTGAATGCCAATCGACTCTAGAACGGGATAGATCGAACACCGGGCCGACTTGAGACTTTCGGCACGAATGAGGATTTGCTGAAAGCTGCTTAAGCCCTCGTTAATCAAAGCGGAATCGGTTGCGAGTTCAAGCGCTTGCCTATCCGCTACCATTTTGCGATAGTCACCAGACATAGAAAATCTCTAGCTCAAATATAGAACGTTTGAGCTAGAGTATAGAACACTTGTGCTAATATGTCAATTAACGAGGGGCTGCGCTTTAGGGTGTCTTAACTAAAACGGCGCAATCATCATATACACGGCTACCGCATCGGCTAGTGCGTCGGCCTGGGCAACGGTGACTTTGAATGAACCGCCTACCACTGGATACACAAAACCGGTACCGGCTGCCCCTGCTACCGTGTGATTAGCGAGCTGCACCATGAAAACGCCGTCTGTGTTGACATTCGTTGTAATCAGCAAGGTACGCAGCGCCCCGGTCGGTAACACTTCGGAAATGGTCACGTCTGTGGTAGCAGGCATTGACGTAAAATCAATATAAATTGCGTACAACGTACCACTCGGTAACGGATTGCTACCGTTGGCGCTAACTGTACCTGAATCGCCGGTTGCACTTCCGGCGCTGCCTGTCGTGGTAACACTGGCTATCTTGGCCCATTGAACACCCATACTTATATCCTCGCTTATATTTAAACGTAACTGCCTTTAGGCTGGTGAACATCGAACTCAATCGAACTGTGAACCGTGTCATCATCGCCGCTTGTGTAGATTTGCACCTCGAAATGGCCGTAATCATTCGGTGTGATGCGAAGCGTATAGCGTCCGGTGCCGCTGCTAATCAATACATCGGTATCCGCTTTGGTGTAGGTATCAACCGTCTCAGTGATACCGCCTGCCGTGCGGGATAGCCTAACCGTGATGTTGGTCGGTTCGGAGGCCACGCCTTCAAGATCGAATGCCAGTGTCCACGAGCGCGACTCTAGCGGTAAGCCCTCGTATACTTTTTCGGGTAAGGTGTTCGTTGTCATGTCGCGGTAATCTCCACAATAAGCGGGTGTACTTCGGTTATGGTCAGGCTCAACGGATTCGACTCGCTGACACTCATTTCAAGCGGTGCGACTTCCGCAACACTCATCACCAACGTGGGCGCGGCTGCTACCGTCATGGTGAAGGCTTGCGAGGGGGCAATGCTGCTCATGGTCATGGTGAACGGCGTAGAGGCCTCAATGCTCAAGGTGCGCGTTGCCAGGGTATCAACCGTCACGGTAAACGGTGTAGGCGCTGGGGTAACGCTGGTCACATCGACCGTGAGCGTATGAACCGCCTCTGTGTGCAGCGTAACCGTTGATACCTGCGCGATGTTGACCGCGAACGGTACGACCGCCGTGATTGTGACCGAATCCGCGCCGGTTGACGGCGGCGTGGTCGTGCCACCGGGGAAATACGGGCGGACGAAATAGTTCGACGGGAAGTAATTAGCGGGAAACACTAATCACCGTCCAACGTGGGAATGTCGCGGCCATCGGCGCTGGTGGTCGTGTCAATGCGGGTAGTCGTGCCATCCAAGCCCTTGAATAGTGGGTGATCGGTGGTGACTCCCGTTAACTTGCCGGTAAGCGCTGCGAGGAAAACCCGCATAAACCACGCCGCCGACTTCGTGCCTTCGAGGACGTAAGCCCACACGTTTGAGGGAACGTCTGATACCTTGCTGTCAAGGTTTACCGCTAAAATTTGGGCAAATGATTCAGGGTCGGAGTGGTCGAATGGTATTTCGTCCCATACGTGGCTTATACGATCCGTAATGATTTGCGATAGCTGCTGCGAAAAGTATTCTCCGAATGTGGTTTCGGTTATATGGTCGAATACCACTTCTTCCCACACCAAGCCGGGAACGTTGCCGAAGTCATCGTAACCGACGATTTCACACAACATAACCGTTTGCTCTACGCAATCGGCTTCCGTGATGTGCGCCCATAGCTCGCCAACAGTATTCGTGTCAATGGCACTTATAACAAGCGAATACAGACCATTACCAACCTCTGTTATTGAACCGCTCGCCGCGCTAAAACTGCCCCCGTCTTTGGAGAGTTCGACGGTCGGTGTTTTGCCGGTGGCTAGACTATTATCCGCCGTGAGGCGCAATGTAAAGCTAATTGGGTGATCGGTTGAAAACTGCTTACGTGATGCCATTTATGTTTCCCTATAATCCAGCGCTTCCTTTTGAAGCGTGTCCGGTCTGCCGCAAATATGCCCTCAGTATAGAACAAACGTGCTACGGTGTCAACGTGGGGTGATGTGATGTGAAATTGGCGTGAATAACTAGAACGTTTATACTCGACTGTTGTGAAACTCTGGTGTTTTGGGGTATAATACTCCTAACAAACGCGAACGCCGCAAGTGTCTCACCACCTACGGCGCTCTAATAGTCAATAGGAGTTATCTATTATGACTACTGCATACGATGTTACCCCGTCTCACGATGTAGGCACTACCCTATTCTGGCAGGATGAACGCGGACACTGGCAAACGGTTGAAGTGGTCGATAACGAACCGCGCGGCTTTGGTTTTGCGGTCGTTCAATGGCGCGACCGACACGGCACCCATACGCGCAACCTACCCTCTCATAAGCTGTGCGATCTGGACACGTACTTGGATCAATGTGGTGAATACAGTCTCTTTGAATTGGCTACAACGGAGGAATAACGATGGCACGAACCATAACTGAGAAAGAAAGCGTTAAGCAGGTGTATTTGAACGCGAACGACCGCCGCAACGTCGAAATCGTGGCGCAAATATTGGAGCGCGAGGGTATCGACGTTCGTCGGGCCGGAGCGATCAACCTTACAAAAGTGGTACGGCGATTATTGGCGCAAGCCGCGAAAGGCGCAATCTAATGCCACGCATACCGATTGACACCCTGCGTATTCGCCCCTACTCAAGTACGCGCGTTGGTCATGTCACCGTTTGTAATACCACTATGCCTGTGATGGTCATCACCACGACCGACGGCGTAACAACCGTTGAAATGACTAAAGGCGCTGAGAGTCTAGGCGAGTGGCTTGCGGAAGTTTCGCAGCGGATCGGACAGGAGCAGCTTGAGAGTTTGCTAGATGGAAAGGTTATCACGCTCTAACCCTCACAGAAGCAAAACACCCTCGTTTGAGGGTGTTTTTATTTGCCCGGTAGCAGGATACGTACCCCGATACCGTAATCATTCGCAGCAACCCGCGCCACCACAGCGCGGGTATCCGTAAGGAGTTTGCTTGCCGCTGCCCTACTCTTTTTATGGGCAGAGTGGAGATGGACGGTAACGATCCGTCATTTGCGCTTCAGGTGTTAGCCAGTGGTTACAAGCCCTGATGCCAACCCTACAATACGCGCCGTTTTCCTTACACTACATCCCCGTAAATGGAGACGGCCCTCTTAGTCAGAACCGCCTCCCCGCATTTGGTGGTCTTTCTCCACCGTGTCTATTAATTGCAGGCAGCTTACTCGCCAGTGTAGCCTTACCTATTTGACCGTTTAACCCGCGCGTATCGGGTATAAGTTTCAAGGCACTCCATTTATCGCCCGCTTGGAATGTGCGCCATGCAGGGATCGAACCTGCGACCTTACCCGGGCTAACCGGATACGCTCTGCCGCTGAGCTAACGACGCGCGTACCCCGGTATATGTAGCGAACGCCGGGGTAGCAAAACAATTTAGAAATCACACAGCCACTAAACGGGCTATACGATACGCCTATTTTACCGCACATTTGGGCTATTTGTCAAATGATTTAGCCGACAGCGTAGCACGTCCGTTCTTATTACTTTATAAACGGATTTTGTATGCTAGGATATACAGTTATGAGATTTGTTACATACCCATCAGTCTATGTCATTTAGTAAGAGGTTGTCAAAAATGGATACCGCTACTGTGATCGATACGAAGAATTGGGAGCCAGTGAGCAAGGCAGGTTTGACGATTGCGCTAAGTCGTGAGCCGGAAACGTTTCATGGGGATAGTTTCTTCGATCTTGCCGCCGAAGCCGAAATGAAGATCCTCGTACCCCACCCCCACCCCGACGATGTGCGCCTAGCGATTATGTACACGTCCTCATTTGCCCGTAGGGGCGAACGTCAGGCCGGTAATCCCCTGCCGGAACGCGGGTTCGTGCCACATAACTACATGGATATTTACCGCTATTCGCTGTGCAAGCTCAACCGGGCGCGGCAAGTGCGCGATATGCAGGCGGCCATGCACACGCCGGTTGTGGAGAGTAATTAGGTCAGATGTGGATTTGAGGTAGACGTGTGAGGCGGCTGTGAAGTCGCCTTTTTATTGCATACTTCGCAACGCTGTGACAAAGTTTGCCGCGCTGCTCATGTCGTTCGATTTGTTGATAATTACCGTAGGTGTATCATCTTCCTCATCCCAATTCGGTAGCGCGAATTGTGGCGCGGCGAGTGGCTTGCCGGTGAGCTGCCCTGTCCGGTTGCTGTCCGGTTGCTGTCCGGTCGATTGCGCCTGAATCATCAGCGTGCCTCTTGTAATCTCAAGTATCAAATCTTCCAACCGCGCTATTTTATCCTCAAGCGCTTTGTTATTTTGTGGGGCCGGTGGGGATTGAATAACAACCTGCTCTTGCGCCAATCGATCAATTACCCAGGGAAATAACTCATACAGTACATCTAAGTTCTTTTCACGTAAATCGACAATGAGCCGAATACCATCACGCACGACGGCGCTAAAAGCACGTTTGCTCTTAAGTGTTTTTATCGTTTCCATAAGTTCGGCTTCCTCTGGTTTATCGCCATCAAGCCAAAATGGGAATCTCAATCGCATGGTGTTCTAGCCTTTTCTTGCACTATAAGTTATAAATCACCCCATGCACAAAGGCGATATATTGCCAAAAGTACCATATATCGCCCATTCTTGGCAATCCAAACGGATGTTCTGACCATCTAGCGGCAAACCTGTGACCGGGTAACGCCCACCTAGTACCATATGGGCGAAAGGTAGTAGGGCAGTGAAATATTCACCGGCTGATTTGATGTCCCTATTCGGACAATCTAAAGAAACGATTCGTCAATGGTCATTGGTTTTTAAACCGTTCTTGAGTCCGGCCGCTTCCAGTGACTTGAAAGGGCAGCGAAGATTTTACGATGACAACGATTTAACCGTCTTTGCGCTCGTGCATGATATGAAGCTGCGAAAGATCACCTACGACGAAATAACACTGGCCTTGATAAATGGTGAACGTGCCGAGCTGCCCGTTACACCCTCAACGCTGGCGAAACAAACCGATCAGGCGTTAGCGCTTACCAACCAAATCGCAGAACTTCGGGCCGAACTCAGCTCCAGCAACGGACAGGTTGAATTGTTAAAAGAACAATTAGCCGATACGCAGGGCAGACTTGAAAGGCTTATTGCCGAGAATGCCGTGCTGAAAAGCCGGTTAGGGTAGGGTTAAACGCTGCCTCCTAGTTAGGTGGATTTCTTTCGCTCTTGTCGTTGCTCAAAACTAACGGGTTGCCCGTTGCGATAATTCTGGACAAGCCCTTGTAGCTCATCCACTGTCACCGGATGATTGTTTAATTCCTCGTCTTGCGCTTGCCATTCTCGCACTACAACCGGTTTAATACTTATCTCTGTTTGAGCTGCTGTCTCTGTCACAGCCTCCGCAGCAGGTCTAGGTAATACAACTGGTAATTCGTCGGCGGGCTTAGTTTTAAACGACATAAATCGATCGCGGAACTCTAGCCCGACTAACATCGGATGTTCGCCGATCTCAATAAATCGGCTTAGCATCCACTGTATGCACTCATCGTAATTCGCTCCAATGCCGTTGGCAAATTCGCGTAATTGTTCTTTCGTGCTTTCCCTTACGCGAACAATTCGGTTGATCTTTTGCCCCTTAGCTAATCGCGGCATTTTAACGGTCAATGGGCGAGTATTGACCGCGATATATTTGTCTAACTCCTCGCCAAAGTAAAAGAACTCACGCCCGTCTTTGTGTGTATTAAGGTGTTTAAAATGCTTGTGGAGTATCTTTTCTTGCTTTAAGCCTCCGTCTAATACGCCCACAATTTCAATCTCTCCATATTGGCGCTGCAATTGCTTTAGACGGTCGCCAGGGGCGGAAGTCACACCTATTTTAATCGTGCCGTTTGATCGTCGTGCGAAGTAAATCAAAGTATCCTCCGTGTGGGTTTATACCCATTATCTCCATTACGAAAGTTACAAGTATGAAATCTATCCTAACGACCTCGCGTCACGCGGTTGGCGTCACTTGACAACAAAAACAACAATCTTTTATAAAGGCATTACAAATTAAATGCTCTTTAATAAAAGGTTATTGTTTATGATTTTGTCAAAACTGCCACACGCAAAAAGATTATTTATCGTTTTTGCCGTTGCTTGTCTGCTGCTGCTTTTTCAACTCTTTAGCGTGTTCTGCAATCTTCGGACGACATTCAAGGAACAATGCCCAAAGCGCTGCATTAGCAGAGACTTTCTTTCCAGTGGCAATACCGAGTTCGTTCGCAAGCAAATTCATTGCTATTTGCGTCGTGTCATCGATTCTCAAGTAGATACCTTTCGTTTTCATCCTGTAACCTTTCGTCTATTATGATATTCCTTATTGACAACATTGTCAATACCACATACAATGTTGTCATTGTTACATTTGTCTACGCTACAATCATACACCGTAGCCACGCAGCATCAAGCGACAAAAGTTCCTAATTAAGAGATCGTAAGGTTTTTCCTAGAGAAACCTATAGAAATCATAAGGCAGGAGGCGCGATAGTTACAAGTAAGATTACATTTGCCCATCAGAACGAATGTTCGATATAATAGTAGGACAAAAGTCCTTAAGGAGCAACAAACGAAATGAGGAAACATCAAGCAGTTTGCGACAAAGTAGCAGCGAACCGGCCCGTAGGTCGATTGATCGACGGCGGTCACATGCACTTAGGTCATACGCTGGTCGAGTCCATGCGCGTCGAAGTAGAAGCCGACATTGAGACGTGTGGCGACTTTCTCCGAGTGTTCATCTACGTGGGCGACGAAATCCACTTTACCGCCCGTATCCAGCAGATCGGCCAAATGTGGTATGTGGCGAATAAAAAAGCCATTGCCATGATAGGCGATAAGTCAATCAAAATCGGTGAACTCAAATTCTACGATCCGCAAGCCTGGGTTAACTTCCTCGTAACATCCATGATTAACCTCGTTCGTGAAGTGCCTTACGTGCTTCACAATTGGCGGGCTTTAGCCGTAGAAGGGGAGCGCGTCTAATGTTCACACTACCGAATAGCCTACTCAGTCGCGCCCCGATGCACCATAAGCTCAAGCCGCAGCCGCCCATTGTCGAGCCGCGTGTCAAAGTTTCGCACCGGGGCGGTTTCGCCTGTGACGTGACATTGGTTTATGCCCGTGCCTACTACATGACAATCGGTGACGTGTACCTATCGGACGGGGATTGGTTGCTGGTGAGCCTGAAACCCGCCATAGGGCAGATACGGCGCAATCCATCGGAGTTCGTGGCGGTCGTGGTATCTGTGGCGAAGGGGAAGGCACGGGCATTTCGTACCGTGCGACTGAGTAAAGGTGAGATGTTAACCGTATGTCTCTAGCGAATCAAAAAACGACCGGGTAAAGGTCGTTTCTTGACGGGAACTAACTTATTCGATGTCTTAGTGAAAGGTATCAGAAAATGAACGAAATGACAAGTCTAGCAGTCTTAGCGCCGTTGTATCTGAAACTTGCGAAGGTTATGGGGAAAATATCAAACATCCCCAAAAACGGATTTAACGCGGAACAAAAATACGCATTTGTTCGTGATGCCGATGTTTTGGACATGGTTCGCGCCTTGCTGTCCGAGGAAAAAATAGCTTTCCTCGTTACCATGACCAATAAAACCCTGAATGATGCGGGTACTACTAAATCCGGTACGCCAAAAACTCATTACATCCTCGACTTTGCTTTTACTTTTGCAGATTGTGAAACGGGGCAGAGTATTACGCAAAGTTGGGCGGGTGAATCAATTGAGTTTTCTGATAAGGGTTTATCCAAAGCGGCTACCAGTGCGGAAAAAACGTTCCTGCTTAAGACGTTTATGATCCCGACTGGCAACGAAGAAACTGACGATAAAACAATCAATCGTGGTGATGACCGCCAGCAGCGCAAACAAGAGCCGGTTGCACAGTGGCCTAACACCGAACTCGTGGGGAATCTTATCAAAGCGTCACTTGAAAAACTCGAAGTGACTGCGGATGAAATCGCTACCTATACAGGCATTGAGAACCTAGATGACATTGAATCATGGTCGAAGTACGCTGATCGCAAAGCGGCGGGATTAGCGATTAAGGAAGGTCATGATAAACACATGGCGGAAATCGCAGCCTCTAAACCTGCCACGCCTAAAGCTGAAACCTCTAGCAATGAAGAAATCAAGCACGATCCGAATGAATGGATTAACGGCAATGTCAACGCCTTTCTATCTCACTGGTTAGAGCAGGGTATGACGCACCCGCAAATTAAAGCCGCGCTTAAGATTAACGACCGCTGGAGCGAATGGAAAGGCACCGTTAAAGAGGCTACAGAGGCCGTAGAAGCCTATCGCAAGCCTAAGACTCTGCCGCCAGACGTAGAAGCCGCACAAAAGGCCTCTAAACCTGTTTTTGACGGTGTGACGCCGCCCGCAGTTATCCCCGACGAAGCCGAATTACGCCGTAACACGCTGGCACGACTGGAAGGTGAAGCCGTGACGTTATTCCGTGTCGAGAAAGCCAATTACGTGCAAGGGCAGGGTAAGGCGGAAGGGTGGAAGTGGATCGGTCACGCCATGATAACCGAAAGCGACGGCATAGAGCATAAAGTTGAGGTGCGACTATTCCCGGAGGACGTAGACGCCATTAGCCGCGCCGGTCACGCTTTCCCGCGTATCGACGCAGCGGTAAACATCGATGTCATCCTACACATTGAAAACGACATGATCCGCATTAACCGCGATAAGTTGGCGGCGAAGGATACCACGCCGATAGCCGCGTCACCGTTTGGTAAGGGTAAGTTTGATCCAGAGGCGCAAAAGCTATGGGAAGAACTGCCGGGAATATCCGACGCCGCGAAACATCAGTTAGAAGCCTAAATATAAGCGGGGCAGGGTGTGAACTTTGCCCCATATTCGAGGAGTAACGAACGTGAGAACAAAAACAACACACTCCTACATAGCACGCCGGTCATGTGGTTGCATTGTGAACGCAATCATCGATAACCCCGACACGGTACGCGAAACGGCGCTAGAAGTGGCAGCATGGGAACGGCGCGGGCTGACGACTGAGCGTGTGTTACATAGCGTTGTGGCGTCTGAGTTCGTCGGTTTCTTTTGTCCGCATAACGTCAGAGCCACGACCGCGCTGGACGTGGCGAAACGTGAAACGACACAGCAGTACGCAGAGAGTCAAATGAGCCTTATAGGAGAGCCGATATGAACACCGACCAACAGCAGCGACCGTTCGCAAACATCGATGAAACCGAACTACAGCAGCGCCGCGCCTCAATTATGCACAGCGTTATACAGGGCGAAACGGCTATTTCGTACTGGAACAAAGAACTAACCGCCATTCGTATCGAACTGGCTACACGGCGCATTGAGGAGCGCAAGCAGACCGAGCAGGTAGGGGAGGGTGTGCAACCATGAAAACAGAATTAACTCACTGCCCAATGTGTAAGGAAAAGGTTGATAGTTTTGCGACATGCCGCGCTGATGAACCTTTCACGGCAAAAGAACCGATGGAAGGGTTAGACGCGTGGGGCGCATACAGCGCCGAAAAAGAACTCCTGTGCTTCGATGGCAAGTATGTTCACTTCCGCTTTTTAGGCGATAACTCAACGCGATTAGTTGAGCTTAAGAAATTCGACCTTGAGGCGATTCGCAAAGCGCAGGCGCTTGAGCAGCAACAGTATCACACCTGTGAGCATGAAGGATGTACTGAGGAGGGTAGCGCTTATTACATTCGCCCGTTTGACGAAGAAGCAAACGGATGGTACTGCGACGAACACGCAGAAGAAGCGGGTTTTTGTTGGGGATGCCACCTGTTTTGTGCCGGTACGGAAGATTTTGATTTTGGCACGGGCGGCTTATGCGGCGGTTGTCAAGAATCCTTCGATGATGAAACCGAATATTACTACGATGAAGATGCTGACTTTGGTTGGGATTATCCTTCAGAGTGGTACGACCCCGACATGGATCTTGAAAACGAAGAATCCAACGGCGCATACATCGGCCCCGGAAACCGTACCGACGAGTTTTATGCGGACATGGACGCCTATTTTGCGGAAGGTGGCGACGAATGAACTGTATTTGCTGCAACACTCCGCTAACAAACGACCTGGACACCTTTGGAAAGGTTGGACTAGAGATGTGCTGGGAGTGCTGGTCAAGCCTTGAGTTTGATGTGTGGACATTTGAAGCCACTATGCAGAAGTGGGAACGTGAACAGGCGGAAGCGCTAGAGAGTGAGGCAACCTAATGACCCAACATGAAGCCGTTGCCATCGTAGCGCAAATGGATCTCGTACCCAAGCGCTCCACCTTCCACGCCCACAACCCGCGCATAGACGACCGGGGCAGGGGGATTGTGGAGATTACCACCGACGCCAGCGCTGTGACGATAGGCGGGTGGTTCTCGCAGGTGGGGGCCATGATGGTACGGCATAAACAAGTGCCGGGGCAGTCGTGGGCTGTATGCTGGTTCGATTGGCGGTAGGGCGATGACATATACCGGAATTTCTCTATTCTCCGGCGCGGTCGATGGTCTGGCAATTGCCGCGCAAGCTGCTGGGATCGATGTTACACATCACATCGAATGGGATGCGTGGTGCTGTCGCGTCCTACGGATGAATCACCCCGAAAGCATTGTACTGAACAAGGATATTCATGATGTTCACGACCTACCGACAACAGACATTATTTTCGGTGGAAGCCCCTGCCAGGACTTTTCCAACGCCGGAAACGGAGCCGGATTCGATGGCAGCCGCTACCTCTGGCCTGAAATGTTCCGCATCGTCAGAGCCAACCGCCCCCGCGTTGTCATTCACGAAAATGTTAGAGGCGGAGTTTCAAAAGGGCTTCTTGACCGCATATCAGACGACCTGGAAAGTGCGGGTTACGAAACAACGGCGCTCGTATTCCCTGCTTGTGTATTCGGTGCGCCACACGAAAGATACCGGATGTTTGTCATTGGCTTATTGGCCGACACCGAGCCACAGCGACGACAGGGAACGGCAACCGAGTCCAACGCCAATCTTAACCAGCACGGGAACATATCGCCACTTAAACGCAGCGGGCGAACAATCACAAATGCGTCTCAGTCAAGTGGTGAAAATGTGGAATACGTTGAAATCAACGGATTGGAAACATATGACCATGAGTCCGTCCGAAGCCAGCAGGGACAGCATAACATCAGACCTAATGGCGCTTGGGACGACAACAGGCTTCCTCAACCCAAATTGGGAGGAATTGCTCATGGGACTTCCATCAGGTTACACAGACTTGACGCGCCTACGGACTTTCCAGGGTTCCCCGCAGGTCAGGGCATACACCAATATGCTTATGAACCAGCGCGTACAACGGCGCAAAAAGGCAAATACGCTAAGGAACGGATTCAGGCACTCGGTAACGCGGTCGTATGGCAGCAAGCGCAGCCGGTATTTAAAGCGGTCGTGAGATGGCTTAACGAGGAGCGATCATGACCACGTTGCCGACTCGCGCCCGCCGTGCTATCCTCATGCCCACGTTAGCGAGAGGATTACGCTATGCCAGCACCATAAAAGCAAAAACCGCCTTTAGTGGCGGTTCTCAGGTCATCAAACTAGCTCACCGAGTGGCATCGGTGGGCAAACTATCAACCGTCTTTGGTTCTCACCGTAGCGCGGCGTTTAATTTGCCAAGTTCCTCTATGGTATCGAATCCTCTGGAACTTGGCAAGTTAAAAGTTTCCCAAACGGCGCGTACTTGTGTTAAACTTGCATTAATTCGTAAGAACAGGCGTTCGCAATTTTCGCTTGCAAGTGCTGAAAAATCGAGTATAATTATGAATGTATCGACCTATCAGAATCAAAAGCGCGGAGGTGCTGAACACACCAACCGCGCTAACCCACAACGACCTATGAAGGAGGTTCGTATGAGTTTGTTCCCCTGTATTCTACCACAACGCGAATATGCGAACAATAAGCGCTTGCTGAGAAATTCGGCGGTGCTGTCATGACTCGAACATCTTGTATAGCGCATAAGGCAAGTCAACAAGTCGTAATCATCCGAGAAGATTATCTATCAATGTGCGACGGCAATCATTGCGCCGCTGCATTACTAAACGTCTTTGAATACTGGATGACTTATAAACTGGATCACCGCGACCAGGCACAAATCGAAAATAAGATAGCAGCCGCAGGTGGGGCAGCGCTCATTGATGACGATTTGTGGGTATATAAGACTACAGACAACCTTAAGGATGAACTACTAGGGTTATTTGCTGACACCAAAATAACCATTGCATTGACAATCCTTAAGAATAAGGGGTTTATCACTACGCGCAATAATCCGCTTTATGGGTGGGATCGAACCCTACAGTATTTGTTTAATACTGAGGCTGTTCAAGCGGCTGTAAATAACAGTAGTGTTTACACAAACCTTAAAAATAAGGTATCGAAACCACGAAAACAACGGATCGAAACCTTAAAAATAACGGATGAAACCCTTAAAAATAAGGTAGCAATACCAGAGACTACTACAGAGAGTAATACAAATACATCTGCGCCTATCGGCACAGGTATGCCGTTACCCCCTAATGTGATCCATGACGTACTAGAGCAGGCTGACAAAGTTATAGCGGCGATTGTAGACAAGCCGGAAAAGAAGCCGCGTAAGTCTAACCCCATGTTTGATGCAGTCTGTGAACATGTATTTGGTATCGATCCTAAGTTAGTCGACGATGAAGGCGGGCGAATTGGCCCTATAGCCTCATGGCTTAGTGGTAAGTCAGATGGCACTAAGAGGGTAGGGGGCAAAGTCGGCTTTATAAGTCGACCGGCAGAACCGGAACACGTCAAACGGTTCACAGCAGCTTATAAGGCTGAACACCCTAAACTAGGCCTACCGTTAGATTTTATCAAGTTCGTGGAGGCGTGGCGCAAGTGGGCTAGTACAACCGCTAAGAAGCCTGTGATTAAGCCTGTCCAGACTGCTGCACAACGGGAACTTACACCGGTAGAGCGTGAAGAATTAGCTATTGCACGTCAAACGGTTCGCCCGGCGTGGGAAATGGTAGGTGTGAAATGACCGACACCATAGCTCAATGGGGCGATTTAGCCACGCCGTACAGCCAGGAAGCCGAAGAAGCTACGATAGGCGCTGTACTCGTTAACCCGGATGCGTTCATATTCGTCAAATCGTTCTTGTATGCTGATGACTTTTTCATACTCCGTCACCGTTATGTGTGGCAGGCGTTGGAATCGCTCTACAGTCGCAAGCAGCCGATTGATTATCTGACCGTGACGCAGGCCCTCAAGGATACGGGCAAACTGTCTGAAATTGGCGGGCCTGCCTACCTCACTAAACTACTAGGCACCGCGCCCAGCTCTACCCAGGCTGAAACCTACGGGCGCATTGTGCAGTCTAAGGCCACACGCCGCCGGTTAATGGCGGCAAGTGATGAGATCAAAGCGCTTGCACTTGACGAAGAAATAGCCACAGACGACGCGCTATCAGCAGCCTCGCAAAAGCTGATGGATTTACAGGTAGGTTCATCAATCGAACGTGAAAAAACGTTCTTTGATAACGTGAGTGAGTATTTTGACCTCGTTGAAAAGATGATGAATAACCCTAACTCGGTTATTGGCATACCTACAGGCTTTACAAACCTGGATAACCTACTCATGGGCTTACAGGGACCTGATTTAATCGTCTTTGCCGGTCGGCCAGGTATGGGTAAAAGCGCTTTTTTGCTGTCGGCTGCTATGAACATCTTGCAGAAAACAGGGAAGCGGGTAGGGCTATTCTCGCTTGAAATGAGTGAGGACCAAGTAACACGCCGCGCCGTTTCAATGATGTCCGGTGTCAATCTACAGCACTTGAACTCTGGCAGGGTTACACCGTCAGAATGGGCGCGGTTTGTCGAGAAGTCTGGTGAGATTAGCCGTTATCCATTTCTTATAAATGATAAGGCAGGGATAACGCCGGATAAGATTCGCTCCCAAATGTACAAATGGATTGCGAAATACGGCAACGTTGATGTGTTGATGGTCGACTACTTGCAGCGGATGTCAGGCGGGAAACGTTTCAATAAGGGTAATGACAAAGTGCAAGAGGTGAGCTATATCGCCACGCAGCTCAAGGAAATCGCACGCGAGTTTAATATCCCTGTGGTGTCAGCCGCGCAATTATCGCGGGCCGTTGAGCAGCGTACTGATAAGCGACCGCAATTATCAGACCTCAAGGAAAGTGGATCAATAGAGCAAGAGGCCGATATTGTGATGTTTTTATACCGTGATGAGGTCTACAACGAGGCTACAGAGTTCCCGAATCAAGCTGATATTGATGTGGCAAAACATCGCAATGGACCAACCGGCAGGATTAGCCTTTACTTTGAAAAGGCGCTCACTAAGTTTATGAATAGCGCTGAGCGCAGTGTTAACTTGAGCCATATCTAAGGGGGGATGTGATGAAACTTGACGACTTAAAAGAGATTCGCATGTATTACCCGATGTCGCTCCAGGAAGTCTTTTCAAGGCTTCCCGGCTATACGCCGGAGAGCGTAGCCGGTTCGTATAAGCGCTGGGTGCCTGATTTTTACCGCAAGGTGAGTGTTTTCACGAACGTTCGCCGCGCGTTGTATGAACGGCTTCAATGGGATGCGTTTTGCAAGGAAAACGGGCAGGACCCTAATTCGTATTGTGCTGAAACTGAGCAGGCAGAGCGCCTATGGGAACTCTTTCACGAAAAAACCGGCATGGGTAGACACTTGAGGCAAATTCGGAACTATCAGCAGAGCATTAGTGCGATGATAAGCGGTACTGATTGGGTTGTCGACCAGGCGCTAAGTGATAAATTATTCGCTATAGAGTGCTACGCAGATTCATTTGACCAACCTACCGAAAAACTAGTGTTTAACTCGCCTGATGACTTCTATGCAATGTGGTTTAATAGCCACATTGACAACACCTCACACACGGTCAAGGAACTGAAAGCGTTACCCTATGACGAGTACCTCAAAACCCCTCACTGGCGCACAGTCAGAGACGCCATGATTATGCTACATGGGTGCCGGTGCCAGGGCGCTGAGTGTGACATGATGGGGGATAGTGGCTATGGCGGAGCCGAAAGCATGATCCATGTACACCACAAAAACTACAAGAATCGGGGAAATGAGCGATTCGAGGATTTAACCTTACTCTGTGACCAATGCCACAGATTAGAGCATGGGATAACAGCATGATAAAGATTATCGCCCGCGAACGAACACCGGAACCGGAAACGATGGCAGAAAGGGCAGGGGTAACAGCGTGATTTATCTACCATGCCACCTCGAAACGTACTACGGCACCTATGAGTATCTTGTGTGGTTATCCAGGCGCATAACGGGCAACCCTGGCCTATTTTGGAGTTTTACGAATGACTAACACCAAACAACTCCCACTCCCACGCAAACCGCCAACCTTCATCCTGCCAAAGCGCAAGTGTCGCAATTGCGGGCGGCTGATGGCACATGACGCTAAATACCCGTGTTGCTCATACCAGTGTAGCCAGGAATACGCGGCGATGCTGGCGCGGATTGAGGCAGCGGACAAGGAAGAAACGGAGATGCCATTTTGAGCGAAGAATCAAACATGTACGAGGAGTTAAGTCTCTGGCGTGATCGTATTGACCTGATGATGCAGATGGCTATTGAGATGGAAAGCCGCGAACAAGTACCACTTGACGACACAATAGCACACCTGTTTAACAACATTGACGACGATGAGCGCTATTGTATCGATTTTGAATATCCCAGCGACTCAAAACGCAAACTTGTGTTTGAGTTTCGAGCCTATGAGAAAAGCGAGGACAGCGAACCATGAAAACCAAGCACAAAGGCTTTTACATGTCCATCGACGGCGAACCGGTTCACATGCTGGCAGACCCTGACATGCCACCGGAGGCACAAGCGGCGTTAGAGGCGTTGGTACGTGCCACCCGCAAGATGCTTGACGCTATGCCGCTGTATACGTGCGCCGAATGTGGCAAGGTGAGCGCAAAGCACGAGGGTGGCGTGTGTACAAACTGCAAGATCGATCAGTTTTGGAAGGGCAAATAATGAGCCTTAACTATCAATTACTTGACACGCGCCCTACATTGTCCTACAATGAATTACATGAGCAACAAAACGGAAAAACTCAGTTTGCGACTGACTCCCGAACAAGTAAAGATCCTCGAAGCGCTGATGTCGGTTTATCGGCAAAAGAGCAAGGCAGGGGTAATCGATATTCTGATCGAGGACGAAGCCAATCGGAGAAATATCAAAAAGTAACACCCCATATTTTCGAGCAAGGGCAGGCGATGAAAGCACCTGCCCAAGCCTAGCATAGTGTCATAGGAGGACAACCATGCTACGTACAATTTTAAGTTTTGAACACGGAAAAAACACCCCTCAACTTACTGCTAAGCAGCAGCTCGACGCGGATTACCTCGCACGTCTGGCGCTGGCAACTGGCGACCACTGCGACATTAATACAATTTGCCAATATGGATTTTTGATTATGGGTGAAGCCGATCCAGGTGACACGGAAGTAATCGCCGCCCGACTACGCAGCATCAAGGCGATTAAAGCCGCGTGCGGTGCCGAGTACGTGGAGGCTGTGCGGAAGTTTCGCTACGACCCAGCCGCGTTAGACGACTTCGACAGCGCCGTAGCGGTGACGTGTCACGCGATGCGTATGGCGGTGACAGTGGTAGGGGAGGCGTCGTAATGGCAACTACACCAGATAAACAAGAGGCAACTGTGACCACTTATTACAAAGTTCTTTCAGCAGATGGGTTATCTATTCACGGGGGCGATTTGCAATGGTCACTGCCGACACTCAAAAAAGATGGCACGTATAAGCCGGGGAGGTGGCACACGATAACAGGTGAAGTTGTTGTTTGTAGAAATGGTCTACACCTGACGACCGAGCCGGGGCGCTGGTACACGAAAGATTGCGTGTGCTATGCAGCAGAGGGCAAAGGCGCAAGCGACAACGAAGGTGACAAAACCGCGTTCAGGAGCGCCCGACTTTTGCACCCCGTAGCACACCCTCAATGGTGGATTGACGCACTTGCTTTTATCGCAACGATCCCCGATGTGCCATTTTTAAAACCAGACGGAAACCCCTTGCCTGAATGGAAATTATTTACCGCGCCTACATTGGCTGCCGCTTGGGCTGCCGCTAGTGCTGCCGCTAGGGCTGCCGCTAGTGCTGCCGCTAGGGCTGCCGCTAGGGATGCTACTTGGGATGCTACTTGGGCTGCCGCTAGGGCTGCCGCTAGTGCTGCCGCTTGGGCTGCCGCTAGGGCTGCCGCTAGGGATGCCGCTAGTGCTGCCGCTAGGGATGCCGCTAGGGATGCTACTTGGGATGCCGCTTGGGATGCTACTTGGGCTGCCGCTAGGGCTGCCGGATTATATAACCAAGTTGTCAATATCTGTGCCGATTTGAAACTTGACGAAAAGCACATCGAACACGCTAAAGCAAGTTGGCAAGTATGGCAAAAAGGTTATTGCTTACTGTGCGATATGAACGGCGTGCTGTATGTGTATGCAGCAGAGGAGGTGTCGTGATGGCTAGTAAATTTTACGCACAAGCACAACCTAAAACAGCAAAAGAGATTCGTGACCTCCAATTAAATTGGCTTGAAGATCCTTGCTGGGACATCGAATCAACGCCGGGTTTTGAGCTGTACTACTATCAATTAAAGATGTTCCGTAAAGCTTGCGAAAACAACGCCGCCTATCGTGAGGAAAAGCGCCTACAGGAAAAAGCTACAGCACTAGGCTGCACCGTTGAACTCGTCGGCTACATCGAATCCCTACAGCGCCAAATCGATCAACTTACGCGCAAGTTAGACGGGGAGGCCAGCTAAATGATGTTTAAACTATCCTACGTCGCTGTAATCGCAACCGGCGTTATCGCGGGCGTGAAAATCTTTAATAGTCTCGTGGACGCCTGCAAGGACGTTCGTGACGGCAAATATACGTCATGGGTTATCGTCAGCACGGATGAAAAGCGCACAGTAGCGCAAGGCGGGGCGGGATCATGAGCGACTACAGACAACCACAAACCCGCGCCGAGTTGATTATCAGCCTCAAGGAACGATTAGAGGTGGCAAAAGAGGCAGGCAGCGAGTTATTCATGCTAGAGACGTGGGAGGCCGCGTGGATCATCATACCGGAGGCCGCACGACTCGCAGCAGTGGACACGAACGGCACGGCGCAGCTTGTCGGCTATGACTTCGAGGCAACAGAGCGCAATGCGCCTGCGAGGATCACGGGGCCGGAGGGGTTTGTCTATCGGTTAGGGTGCGAGGGGGATACTCAAGAATGCGAAATATAAGTTTCATGATTACGCCTGAGCAAATCCGTAACGAAACAAAAGACGTTACCCGCCGCGTTGGGTGGTGGTTTCTTAAGCCCGGGGATTTGTTGCAAGGGTGCGAGAAGTGCCAGGGGCTTAAAAAGGGCGAAAAGATTAAACACCTTAAGGTTATAGAGGTCGTCAGCATTCGCCCTGAGCCGCTAAGCGCAATTACGCCGGAAGATGTTGTACGCGAGGGGTTCCCCGACATGACTACGGGCGAATTTATGGAGATGTTTTGCAAGTCTCATAAAGGCTGCACAGCACAAACGACAGTAAACCGGATCGAATTTAAGTATGTGGGTGAGACTAACGAGGTGAAAGCTAATGACTGAGAAGCCGACAACCATACCAGTACGCGAATACTACCGCGAAAACTACATTTTGAAGGTTGCCAAGAAAGAATGCATCGTGTCAGTACCGGGTTACGCGAGTAGCTGGGTTGAAGATGTCGAGGACGTACACGGGATGTATCTTATAAAGTTTCAAGACCACGAAGGACCGCACAGTTTTAACTTCATGCCAGACGACTCGCTAACAGTGACGTGGCTCCCGCGGCCAGCCGACAGCGGGGCAACGGGTGAGGTGCGCGGATTAGCACTCGAATGGGTTTTCGGCTTCGATGGTGCATTAGCCTGTCTTGAGCTAGTCGCTAACGGTGGACACTGGCAACAATGGCAGCAGCACCGAACCGATACACGCGGGATTGTCACCGAACGGGCGGGTAAGTACATTCGCAAGCTGCAAGCCGAACTCGCCAGCGCGAAGGCGGAAGCGGAAGCGTTGCGGACGGCGTTGGAAGCAATCGCTAACAAGTCTGATCCTGAAAAGCCTATAC